GTGAAACTTACTTGCTTCCCCGCTCCCGCAGGAAACAGATCGCTTAAATTTGTCATCCTGTGTAATCCTTCATGTTTATTTGCGTAGCTGTTATTGCTTTGCCAATTAATTGTGCAGGGCTTGTGCTTGTCGTGGATATTGTCCCATCTTCCTGAACGTAATAATCGGAGCCAATCGTGAGACTTGTCTGCACCTCGTTCCTAGAACCCCAAGTGTTTATCGTGCCTGTCGCTGTGTCGCTGATGGCTCCAGAGGCAATGCCTAAGAGGTTGGTTGAGGTGAGGTTTGTAAGGTTGCCGGGACTTGTAAGAACTAACCCTGTGCCTTCGCTAGAATTACCTGCATCCACAAACGCATAAACAATTTTCTTTGCACCTGTGACATAGCCGCCTTGCAGGAAAGAACTACCTGCGGGATTAATTACTGTTTCTGTTCCGTAAGATGGAGTGCTACCAGAAATAGTTACAGGCACTATGGTTCCGTAGTTAGAATTACCTACATCCTGAAAACCTATAATTGTTCGTGTAACATTAAAATCATAGGTAACCGATAAATACTCAGTTGCTGCGCTCTTTATTTTTACCGCTGTACCATAAGTTATTGTGTTACCGCTTACTTCACCACAAATAGCATAGCCATAATAGCTATCGCTTGGCATTTGATAAGCCCAAACTATTCTATCCGCAGCAGCATCGTAATCACCTTTCAAACCTGATNCCGTAGAAGTGCCACTTGAAAAAGTATAAATAGTATTTGCCGTAAGTGATGTACCTGAAACAGTCAGTGTGCAAGATTTTGCAGTGTTAGTGCCATTTTCTCTCCACCCAATAACAGGCTTGCCTTGAGATGATTCATAAATTGTAGCTACGTCATATGTTTGAGTAGATGAAATGACAAGAGTAGAGCCAAACGTAGGAACAGTACCGCTCACTGTGCAAGCAATCGCCGAACAATTATTACTTTGACCCATAAAACCAAAGACAAATGCTCCTGCTGTATCGTCATACACGACCCTATGGGCGTAGTTAAAAACACCCGCAACACTGTAAAATACTACAGGAGTGCCAAATGTCACACTGGTTCCACTAATTGTAGCTACCACAGCCGTACCGTAACCAGAATTACCGTTATCGTAATAGACGATCAAATACTTATCTAAGGCAGAAGAATACCCAATTCCAATATTATAAGTACCCGCACTTTCAAAAATTGCTTCCGAACCAAACGAGATACTGGTTCCAGAAATTGTGCCAACAATAGCGGTTCCATAAGCACTGTTGGGTGTATCCTGATAAGCTATTAAACAAGTATTGCCAGTGCCCCCCGCTGCTCGTACATTAGAATTTCCACCCGCATCAAAAACTGTTTCTGCTCCTACATTTACGCTAACACTTGATTCCGCGACAGGCGCAGCCTTCCCCGCCGCCGTGAGAATAACAGGCGCACCAGATGTGATTGTCCCGTCAGCTACAAAGTCTGTGTTGTTTTGACCGCCACCTGCGGGCAGCAGATCGGCTAAATTGCTCATTTATACGCTCCAACCAATGGTTCCATCTATGTAGGTCATTGTTATTTCAGCGAAGTTCTTGTCAAAGGTCAAATCAGTAGCTGAACTAGCTATATTGCTTCCATTCCTACCTACTGTAAAACTTGTGGTAGCTGCGGCTCCGGTTCCATCCTTAATAACCACTGAATCACCTGTTGAAGGTGTGGCGGGAAGCGTAATTGTAATACTTCCCGCTGTAACTACAATATAGTCTCGATTAACAGCAGAATATCCGGTGCTTTTAATAAGCGGAAATACAGCACCAGAACCCCCATTAGCAAAAGGTAATACCCCTGTTACATTGGCAGTAAGATCACAATATTGAGTGCCTGTTGATCCTGTACCGCCATTAGCAATAGGAAGCGTTCCTGTTACATTAGCAGTAAGGTCACAATATTGAGTGGCTGTAGAACCTGTTCCACCATTAGCGATTGCTAATGTTCCTGCTACTGTAATCGTGCCGCTAGAAGTTATCGGGCCGCCAGAAGTGGTAAGACCGGTAGTACCACCTGATACGTCTACTGAAGTAACTGTTCCACTTGCGGCAGTAGGGCTTGCGTCATAAACGGCTGCACCTGCACCTGCTCCATCGGTATAGACCATTTTCTTTGTGCCAGTAAGCACATCTACAGTAGCTCCGGAGCCTTGCTTAATAGTTATAGTCTGCCCACCAGTAGTAGCGTTTTCGATTATCCACACTTTAGATACAGTGTCAGGGCCAAGCGTTAAAGTTCGTGTGCCAGTTAAAGTTACGCCAGAGGTAAACTTTAAATACATGGCCCGTGTGCCATCTGCTGTAGCATCAGGCATTGTAAAAGTTTCATTAGCGTCAGCAGCAACAGCTTTTGTGCCGTAACCTAAACCGTCACCAATTAGCTCTAAATTAGTATTTGTACTTGTACCCCAAGTACCGTCTTCATCACCTGTAGTGATTTCTTTTAATCTTAGGTTATTTACATATGTTGCCATTGTTAAATTCCTATCTTAGTTATGCTGCTTTGTCTTCAACCCAGTTAGCTGTTTGAGATGGCGTAATTTCTCCCCATCCTGCACTTTGAGAAGGAGTAAGACCTGCCCATCCTGCATCTTGAGAAGGCACTATATTACCCCATATTAATACTGTTCCTACTTCTCCTGTAGTTTCTACTCCTGTGGGCGAAACAATAGCACCTGTTTCTACAGTTGTCGTTCCTACAAACGGCGTAGCTACTACTCCAACTACATTTACATCTACGCTTGTAATTGCATTTGCATTACCTAAATAAGTAGTTGCTTCTACTCCGGTAAGATAAACAGTGAACGGATATTCTACATCTACCGTACCTATTTCTCCGGTAGCTACCACCCCTGTTAATTCTTGTGCAGCATCTCCACCAACAGAGACCACACCTAAATGAGTATTACTTGAAACCCCAGTAGGTGAAACTATGGCCTGAGCCGCTACAGTAGGTGTGCCTAACGCAGAAGTAGTAGATACTCCTGTTACATCAAATACAAAATCAAATTCTAAAGTAACAGAACCTAGTTGTCCTGTAGCACTAACTCCTGTAGGGGCAGGGCTATTGCCTATATCTACTTGGGTGTAGGCTTCTCCCCAACCCCCTCTGCCAAAATACCCAATGCCCCAACCGCCACTTGTATAGCCATTTGCTTCTACACCAGTAACATTAACCGTAGCACCTGTACCAACATTAACCGATACACTTCCTAACTCCCCTGTAATAAAGGGGATATTAGCATCACCGTATGGGCCTTCACTCCAACCAGATCGGCCCCACCCTTGGAATCGTATGGTAACGTTGGACATTCAAACCTCTACGCTAAACGGATTATTGCATTACTAGCGTCTGCTGTAGGCATTACAATCTTAAAATCACCTGCACTAGAAGTTTTATCTGCACCAAAATCTAACACCGCTATAGCAGGGTTAGTTCCTGCGTTGTACATATAGATAAGCGCACCACGAGAAGTAATACTAGCACTCGACCATGTAACGTCATCAAAATCTAAATAGGCAGTAGTGCCAGATGTAGTAGGATGCGTGCCTATAGTTAAAGTTTTTCCTAGTGCTGTATAACCTGTTCCTGTTACTTCGTCACTTGTAGTGTACGCAGTAGTAGCAGCTCCTAATGTAGCACTAGAAGTATATAAAGCTATTTTAAATACTTGTCCTGTGCCACTACTAAAATTAAAAGTACCGTCTAAAAGCCCTTGTTTAAACGAAGTACACATAGCCTGACTTATTGCCATCTTTTATCTCCTTAACTGGGGTTTTGGCTTGAGATTCGATATTGACCGTCTCTGTATACGTCTCGCCGCATTTTACTATCGCCAAGATTTTTCAATAATGCTAAAGACTGTCCATACATTTGTTCGTACATAGCAACCATATCTGGTTCGCCTTTTAGAAAACGAATTGCTTCCACTAACGCCCCATTAAGTAACGCTGAGTCAAACTCATCACCCAACCACGTATTACCTGCTGTAACAATAGATGTAGGATAATATCCATAATGAAGTTCAGTGGTATAAGCAGCATCAGGGGTTGGGCCTAATATAAAAGCGGTATCATCAAAGTACCCATAATGTTGAGGCTGCCCTGTTGTACTAGGATTAGGGTATGCCTCTCGCATAAAATTAGTATCTTTATTAAGCAAAAAATGAGAGTTACCGCTACTGTCTGTAAGGGCAAGCGAAAGAGGGTATAAAAGATCAGTAGGGAACACTAAATATCGGTTGTTAATAGTCATTACACCGGACATATTTTTACGCAACGCAGGTATTTGAACAGTATTGTATATCTTCTGTTCAGCCTGTTTCGTAAACATAGCGTACTGATCGGCTGTAAATGAGTTTTCACATATGTCAGCAATATTATCTTTGAGTTCGGTATAGTTCATTTACTACCCCATTGGCCCTCTCGCCAATTTACCTTTTGTTTGTGCATTCGTTCCCCGAACCACAATACCACTTGTCTTAACATCTTTAGTCATGTATTCAGATATGTTGACCTTATTGGGCCGTACTTTGTACTGTTCACTACTTATATTAGCTTTCTTACCCATACCATCACCTCTTTTTAGGGAATCCTCGTTTCATATTTTTGTACGCTTTGGCACTTACTGTACTATTTTTCTTAGAACGGCTAGTACCTGCTTTTTTCCGCGCATTAATGTTGTCGTATAAACCTCGTTTTTTCATGGTGTTGTCTCTACTGTTACTGTCCCAACAAATCCTGTACTTATAATCGGCCCATTTTCCGTAGCGGGTTGTAAATACGCCCGACTTTCAGGGTAGCCTGCAAAATCTGGTCTAGGGTCACGTACTGCTTGGGGGTCATTGATGGGGAACGTCCCAAGCATTAACTGTGGTTGCCCCGGATTCCAACACTCTGGACATGCTTTAATATCAGTTTCTATATTTTTAACTACTAACCTTTTTAGTTCACGTAGCTTATAACGAAACCCGCAAATATCACATTCTGCAATAGAGTTTTTAGCTGACGCATACCTGCTTGTCACTTACAACTCCCGTACACGAGGCACTAAACTTAGTGTGGCTTTCTCTCTATCTTCGCCTGCTGCAAGATCAAATGCTTCTTCGTACGCTGCTTTTAACATCGGCAACCTATCCATTAACTTAGGATCTTTCATAGCAATATAGTAAGCTAACCCTGCTACCAAACACGGTAAAAATCTAAAGTTAACATCGGGGGTTTGAATACCACTACCTGCGTCTTCAATCCTACGCATCCTCCAATACCGAAATATATAATGAGGAGAAAGAGCAGTTCCTTGGTCAGGAATAGGCCAAAACGTTACCTTAGGATTATCTCTGGCTCTATCTACTTTGACTTGTATAGGACGCGATTGCGTTAATTTATTAGGGATAGACGCATACGTAGGAAAACTTATTCTGGTAACTGTTAAATCACTTTGTGTAGAAACATTACCGTCACCCGTACGTATAATCTGTTCCATAATATCAATCGTGTCCGCAGGAAGATCGTAAGTAGCAGTGCCTTGTACGAGGTTTATAGTTCCTTCCTCTATAGTCCACATATTAATCCCACGATTCTGCCATTCTATAGTCATTAAATTCATTGACCGTCTAGCAGTACGTAAGTCATAACCTGACCGCATTTCGCGCCCTGCACGTTCCCACGCTTCTTCAGCGATCTCAGTAAAATCCATATTGAATGTAGCAGTGCCAGAAGTTGCCATTATGTATGTTTACCTTTTGTATGACCTTGTTGCGCTATACCATCCGCCCGTTTAGAAACATCTGCCTGTACTGTTTTAGTAGTAGTTTTAGGGGGAAGTCCACTCATTAACCTAGGAGTGCTTGTACCTACCACTGTCATTCCCGGTTTGTCAGGTGGTTTTCTTTGCTCTTTTTTAATTTTGCCACCATCACTAAAACCTTTTAAAGTCTTAGCCAGATTTGCACGTTTACGGGTAGTAGGGTTACTCGATTTTGTTAACTTATTCAAAGTCTTAGCAGGAATCTTTTCCCCTTTTTTAACTCCCGCAGCTTTTCGCAAAGCCCCCGGTTTTTTAATTGCTTTTTGTATCCAGTCTTTAGCCATCGAACTGTGCCTTATAAGCTTGTTTAACTAAAGTATCTTTTCGCTCACGACGATCTAACTCTACGCCAAAATCACGAGCAAATTCTTCTAACTCTACTTTAGTCATTTGGTTTAATTCGGCTTTGGTAGTTTCTTCAACTTCCTNCACCTTTACGGGCTTTGGGGCAGGTTTAGTTGCTCCTTTAGCACTTACTCCTGTAACAGCTACTGCTTCGTCTTTTTTGGAAGCACTACCACCCATAGACTTTAGTTTTGCTTTAGCCTCGCTT